GACCACGGTATTGTTAAATTTTCATCTTTATAAAGCTGATACACGAAAGAACTATTTACATCACCAGTAAAACGGCTTGTAACACGCGTTTGAATGTTCTTGTTGCCACTCTGTATGTACAGCGTGACTTCTTCATACTGCTTCTCAACATTGAAAACGAGGTTTGCGATTGTGTTACCAGTTGGCGTAAATTCAGAACCGAAATCACCAATATCCCACGCGGACGGCGTGTAAACATAGCCATCCTCAACGAATTGCCCTGAAACCGATGGAAGCGTTATTGATTCACCCGCAATGACAACGGCTTGCTCCGGAAGGTCAACGTCAAATTGCGGATACGTCGTGTTCGCAAACGAAACAACAAATTGTCGCAGCTCTTCCCACAAAAGGTTTGCAACCTTATCTTCATCCATTTTGACAGATGAACCAAACTCACCAATATCCCATCGAGACGTTACCCACGTTTCTTCGTCCTCTGTATGCTTGCCAGAAACAGACGGCAATTTGACAAACGCGTTAGCACTAACGACAATTTCATCAGGCAGCTCGACAGTGAAATCAGGGTGTTCTGTGTTCGTGAATGACAGTGTGTAAAACTCTGGCTTTTGCCCCTTGAGGAATACCCGAAGATCCTCGATAACTTCCATGTATGGAATAACAGGTTTCGGGCCTTTGCTCGCATAAAGCCTAAGCGTCGTTGAATACTTCAACGCATCAAGCTCTAGTCCCCACGATCGATCAAGCACATGAACACAAGCATCAGTGCCAAAAATTGGCAAATATTCCAACTTATCATCAAGCTGTTCGGCGATAGCACTGTACTGATCATAAAGACGTGTCTGATTCGATTTGAGCATGTACCAGATATCAATCTGATACACGAGAGTCCACCTGCCGATACCCTTTTGCAGCTCAACTGGCGAACGATGGACAATGAACCATGCCGGATAATACGTGCCCTGCTGATTCGGGTTGTCGTAGATGTTCGCGTTTTCGTCTATCGTGCGAATGACTGACGCATAGCTCGCATGGATAAGTTGTGTCGTGATTTCAATGCTCATTGCCGAATGCCACTCAGTTAATCCACGTTCAATCCACAGGGTGTTAAATCGTGTGGCCTGTGTATTTGACTGTCAATTGAAACAAAACGCGCAGAGGCGATTCTGTGGGCATTATAGAGCATTCGCCCAAAAAGCGCTAATCAATATCGTCAAGATCGAGAATTTGTTTCGCAAGGTCGTCGTTCATCTTCTTGAAAGACTCGTTGAATGCTTTTATCGCCGGGCCAACCATGTCTACGCCTTTGACGTATTTGGTCTTTGTCCCAACGACCATGCCGAACATTGGCTGTGCGTGATTCGTTTCGTATGAAATAGTTCCCATACCGTCAACATAAAGCCAGGGAACGAAATGCCTTGTCAAACGGTGCCCGTTCTGAACATAGCTCGCGTACTGCATATCGTTTGTGAGAGTCACAGTGCCGACGTAGTTCGAGCCTTTATCTGCTGCAATAAATCGAGATTCCCAGTGGGCCGATAATTCCCCGGTAATAACATTAAAGCCGCGAGGCTTTCCATCACCCGGATGAGGGGTGTGTTCCTTCGCGGCTAAGGCCATTACATCACAGGCGTCTTCGGCGTTCTTTTTAAGGCCCGCTCTGAATTTCTCAATCGCAGACTGGGACTTTTTGCCTAACGCCTTGAGCTGTTTTGCGAGTTTGTTGTCTATGTGCTTCGGCATGACTACAAATTGCTTGCGATGTTCGTTAATGCGATGTTCCTAACTAGTGTCAATATGGTTAAAACAGTCACCTTTACTGGGGTTGGAAGCAACGGTGCTGCCGCAACCGCAAACTCGTTTCCGTTCTTGGCAAGTCGTCTCAAGTCTGAATATGCCAAAAGGTTGTAGGCGAGGTTTCGAGAACTCAAGATAATGTCTATCTTTATGAGTGTTTTCAACAGTTTCGCAACGACGGGATGCTCGTATCTGAAATCATTTAAAGCGCGATACACTTTGCGAATAAGGCGACTGATTAAACCGGCTTTTCTTCTGGTTTCATCGTCGAGATAAAGCCGGTATGAATCTCTGATCGCATACCGCATGATGTTTCGCTGTCGAACAGCATAAGCGTCGTTGTATCTCATTAGTTGTCTCCTATAACCCGGTCGTCAATGAGTGCGATTTGCATGTGTTCGAGGTCTGGACACACGCCAGCGAATGGTTCTGTGTAAATGTTTGGTGGCCCGGCAATATACCGTTCGTCTGGGTTTATGTGTCTACCGACATTCGCACCGCGATGAATAATAATTTCATCCCCGCCTTTGACATCATAACCCAACTCACAACAGAGCATATTCGACTTGCTCACTGTTGCAGCGGTTTCAGACATCTGTGGCTGGTTTGTGTTATTCTGATATGCACGGCACGGAATACCAGACAGAACCTTTTCGCGGCTCTGTTTGGTGATCCCGTTCTCAATCGTTTTCACGACACGATACGAATCGAACGTGTCGGTGTACATCTGTACCAAGCGATAGTATGCCATGACTCTTTACATGCTGCCTTTCAGGTTTCTCACGTCACGACCTAAACGGTCAATGCCCATCTTCTCTTGAACGCGAGGATCACTTAAAATTCGATCCATGCGCTGGAGCATCACGTTGTTCGGCATAACCTTCAAAAGTCCCTTGACTGTGCGGCAACGCTGTAAACGCTGCTTAACAATCTGAGCGCCTTTCTCTGCATCTTCATTGTAATCCGACGTTTTCGGAAGCTCATTGTCGAGGGACTGAATCGTCATGTTGACAAAGTTCTTTACGAACCGGTCTTCGGTAATAGTGCCGTCAAGGATCTGCTGCAAAATCTTCCGGTCGGCGATCTTGTTGTAAAGCCAAGAAATGCCTTTTCCGATGATCTTTCCGACAATAACGCCCGCAATAGTTCCAATGCCTGTACCGGCCAGAATTGCGGCCACCTGTTTAACGTCTGCATCCGTATAATAACGAACGGCTGCGCGAGTCTGACGACGAATGTATGCGTCGAGATGTCTTTTGTTCATAGCGAATCCTCGATTAAATATCCCAAACATGGTTCGGGTTGTTAAGGTTCTTTTTAACTTGTGAAGTGCTTGAAAGTCCGCCGAATCCGGCAAACTTATGACCACCCGGCTTTCCGCCGGAAAAAGTTTTAGCCTTTTTGGCAACTGCGGGGGCGGCTGATTTTGCGGCAGACGCGACCTTCGATGCGGATGCCATTCTGTTCCCAACGGCACGACCTACTTTTCGCCCCAAAAGACCGAGCGCCGTGGCACCGGCTATGGACCCACCAATAACGGCAGCACGCTTTAACGCACTAGGACGTTGGAGTTGTTTCTTTTGGCCCGGCTTTGCGCCGCCGCTACCACCTTTAAGTTCCTGCACATACTCAGGATCCCTAGCCATGACGTGTTGGCCTTTCTTCATTCCTTTTACGCCGGCGTCGTAATAGGTGTCGTAGAACTCGCACCAATATCGAACACGGCCGTCTATAAACCGTCTTAACTTTACACTATTTGTCATGGCACCCAAGCTCCACCCATGCACATCATTTTGGCCAATGATGCGTATTGTTGTCCGTATGCAGTTAAATTCCACTGCCCCCACATACTGGTTAGTTGCGTGACAGTAGATGTATCATAGCTAACAGAAGCATCACCCAAAGTTGCACTCGTTACGATTCCAAGCAAAGTACCGGAATCGGCCGCCTGAGACATGGAAGAAGAGCCCTCCGGGCTGCCTTTGATTGTTTTCAAATAAAGCGTTGCGAAGTGTGCAACGAATAACCCCGCCGCAAGACGCCACATCTCACCCCATCGATCCGGCGATACGGTGTCGTTGCACATACGCAAAAAGGTCTGCATCATGGCCGAGGGAATAAAGTTCTCGCCTGTGTCTTTGTTTTTGAACGGCGGGTAATCCTCAAGGAACATCGATTCCGTATAGGCCCCAGGAACGCCATCAACAATGCCACTGGCTAAACTGCGAAGACTGGCTACTCTAGCCCTATCCATTGGCCACATGATGCAACCTCAATAATTAAGCCTTACCAATACTGGCGGGCAGTTTGCGAAGGTTCGAGACAACCCATCCAACGCGTTTAACGATATCAGGCATAACGCCCTTGAAATCGCGATAGGTCATATCTTTCGACAGATTTCCTGCGGCAGCTCCGAGGGCTTTAAGTTCACGACTGAGGTCTGTTACGTAACGACGGCCAAGACGTGTCAAATGGGCCTTGTCGGAAACATCACAGAAACGACGGTCAATACGGCGAGGACGACGCATCATTTCGCGGCGAACACTCTTGCGAATGAGGCTATCAATGTAACGCTTATTCATGTTTCAACTCCCTATTTCTTGCCTTTCTTGGTGGCTTCTTGTTTTACCATTTCTTCTTTTGCAACTTCAAGATCTAACGCCTTTGAATCGACATGGACAGTAATTTTACCGCTATCACAAAGGGCACGGAAATACTCATTGCGGGAAACCCATTCCGGAGGAACAACGATGTCACCATTTCTGGCTCCCCATTTTTCGCCGGACTTATCTTGAAGTTCAAAACTCTGCTTAACGTGAATAATCATTTGGTTGCTCCTTTTAAAATGATTAGCCCCTTTCGGGGCCAACCATTAGATTCCGTCGTAGTAACGAATGGTCTGGGTGTAGAAGAATTCGACTTCGGACAGATTCGCCATGTAAAGCGAATCATAGCACTGATTCTCAGGCGAGGGCGAAGTCATAACACGCGACAGGGGTGCGAGTTCTTCGACGGCGAGGAACTGCTCGTCGTGGACATAAACAACCATACGGTCGCTCGAACCAGTTCCGGCACCCTTGCACCAAGGAACGCCAGCGATTACGAGCTTGACGTTGTTCTTGGCAGCAACGTTGTTTTCTTCCAGATAGGTGAGGATCGATTTTTCACTAATCTGAGAAACCGGCTGCGTTGCAATGTAATTGAACTGCTCATGCGGCAGAATGATATGATTCGGCATTGCACGGAGGTCATAGCCTGCGGCAGACCAAACATCATTGATGGCCGTATTGATATCGTTCAAGATTTCCTGTGGTGTTTTGTGTGCCCAATCACGAGCCGTACCACCGGCATTCATTGCAACCTGAGATGCAACGATATTGGCGTTGTTTACGAGGCCGGAAGAACCGTACTGGCTCAAACCCTGATAAACGTTCGCGTCCATGTGCTTGTCATAAACCAAACGCACACCATCGGTAAGAAGTTTGTCGAGGGAGCGGCCAGTTACCTGAGCGCGCATCATATCGACGAACTGGATACGCATTGTGGTGTTGAAGACGTGGGTTTTGTACACGTCTTTTTCGAGGTTCATCTGAACCAACGGAGAAGCATTTGCACCGGCAGCCTGAACTGTACCGTTAGATGCACCACCAGTCACACCGTAATCGATGTTAAGATTCGAGGTGTGATCAACCCAGCCACCACCCGTCTTGATAGGAATATCACGGGCATACGTGAAACTGGTCAAAGGAACGCGAACCAATGGATCACGTTTTTCGAGTTCTGAAACGAGGAACGAACCGGCGGTTGCAATCGCACCGTCTGTGAAACGGTTAATCACATTCCCATCACGGAATGCGCGTTTCATGTTGCTAATGCTAAAACTTGTACTGGAACCCGGTGCGTAATTTACGTTGTCGGCACGAAATGTTCCCATCGACTGATAACGACCCATATTTTCTCTCCTTATGGTAAAGTGTAAAGCCTAAATTAAGCACCAATGCCGGTGAAGATAACGAGTTCTGCAACGCCGTTGGCATCTTTCGGGCCACCAAACTGACAGTTGTCGAGTTTAATCGTGTTCGTGGAATCGGCTGCGCATTCAATGTCACCAACCTGTTTGGTTCCACTAGCAACGACGCGAACGTAAACATCACCGTACAGAGCCGGGGTGCCGTCTGCGACATAAACGTTCACACGGCCAACCTGGAAGCAAGAAACGGGTTCATTGACTTCATACTGGCCAGCGCTGTTCTGTGCGAGATAGTTCGCGGCGCTCTGAATCTGGCGAGCGGCAATACCAACGAACGTACCAGCGGTAAGAGTCGCGTCTGCGGCTTTAACGCCACCGGAAGCCTGCATCAGAACGGTTCCAAAGGGAATGGCTGCCGTGCCGACGTTTGGTTTTGTTGTGATAACCATGTCAGGCTGTCGTGCGTAAGAACCTGCATAGCCGTGATTCATTTCGAGACCGATTGTTTTTCCACTCATTTGTTTTCTCCTTTCGTAAAATACGCCCTGTTAAGGAATATTACTTGCCGCTCTGCTTATGCGGGTTGAAAGAGTCGTAAATCGCCTGCTGTCCTTTGGCGCTCATCTGTGTCTGAACTTGGGCCATTGAATCGCGTTTCGAGCGGGCGTTGCGTTCGATTGTTCTCATAATGTCGCCCATCTGGGATTTACTACAGAAGGCTTTATAAATGGCGTCCTGAACCGACTTGCGTTCCTGAGCATTGGTGATGCCACGGGTAGCGTTTACGATTTCACGAAGGGCGGCATCTTTACGGGTATCAAGTGTGCTGCCCTGAGACATCTTCTGTTCGACTTCATCGGTCGGCATGACATCGACATCATCGTCGTCTTCGATAACTTCTTCGTCGTCATCCTCTTCGAGTTCGTCATCTTCAATGGCGTCGAGTTCGTCGTCGTCCTCAACAGAGGGGTCGAAGTCGTCATCGTCACCAATGAACTCCTCATCATCGTCGTCGCCGATAAATTCTTCGTCATCGTCGGAAACGATAGCGTCGATTTCTTCGTCGTCGTCACCGATGGGTTCTTCGAGGTCATCATCTCCGAGGGGTTCGTCGTCGTCATCCTCGAAAAGTTCTTCCTCGGAATAGTCGTTAATGATTTCGTCATCATCGTCTTCAATGGCGTCAAGGTCATCATCGTCACCGATGAATTCCTCGCCATCATCTTCGGCCATGAGTTCGTCATCGTCGTCTTCGGACATGAACTCATCGTCATCCTCGAAAAGTTCTTCTTCCGAGTAATCGTTGATCATTTCGTCGTCATCATCCTCGACTTCCTCGAAGTCGTCGTCAGCCATAAACTCTTCGTCGTCATCTTCTGCCATAAGTTCCTCACCGTCGTCTTCCATTGACTCGAAATCGTCGTCTTCAAAGATATCCTCGTCTCCACGACCACCACAAGCATCAATCAGCTCGTCTTCGTCGTAAATTCCGCAGTCATCAAAGAGATCGCTTTCATCGTAAGCAGCATCATGTCCCAATGCAAGGCGTCGTTTCGGATTGGCAAGTTTCATTCTCGACGGAGCATTCCGGACAACTTCTGCGTGGATCGCGTTACCCGCAGATGGCAATGCCTTCTGCGCACTTGCTGCACGTTTGGCCAATCGCCTCGCGGCACCCTTCATCCCCAGTCCTGCGGCCATCAATGCGGCACCACCACCCATCATACCAAGACCAACCTTTTGTCTCGTGTTAAGACCTTTCTTCGGCTGTTCCTTGACATGTTTACCTTCCATGACGTGCTGACCTTTTTTCATGCCCTTCACGCCATAATCCTGAATGAGTTCTTCGTCGTCATCGCCAATAAACTCGTCGTCATCATCTTCAATGACATCGAGTTCATCATCGTCTTCGATGGCGTCAAGATCCTCATCCTCAAAAAGCTCTTCTTCTGAATAGTCTCTGATCATGTCGTCCTCGTCAGTATAAATAGCATCGTCATCGTCTAGCATTTCTTCTCCGTCATCGCCACGCTTCCGGAAGCGATAAGGATTGCCCGACTTGAATCGATACTGGTTTCCTTTCTGAAATCCACCGGTATGCTTCATGCCTTTGACGCCATAGTCCTGAATGAGATCTTCATCTTCGTCAGTAAGATCTTCAACATAGACCTCGTCATCGCCAAGAATCTCGTCTTCGTCTTCATAACCGCAGGTGTCTTCAAAGAGTTCGTCCTCGGAATAATCGTAAACCGCTCGTTTGTCTCTGATTCTCACTTTACTACCCGCCCTTCCGCTGTTTACAACGGCAACATGGTTTCCACGAATCTTTGTCTGGCAAAGTTTACCAGACGCGTCACGCTTTTCTTCTGCATAGTAGCCGCATGAAATTTCACGCTTGCCATTAAGGATTGAATTTATCAGGCTTGGGTCTGTGATGTAAAGGTCGGCGAGAACCTTGTTTGAATCCTCACCCTCGCCGGGGTGAACATTCTGGACATGACCGCAAGCATAGCGGGTATAATTGTCAGGCGTAACGTCTTCGTCGGGATGCTCATTCGTAACCGGTTTACCCTCAAACGAGGCCAGAGAACGAATATCAAAGACCTCGGTCGCCGGTCTGAAAACCGGAATAATTTTGTGCCCGTTGACGGGGTTTTCCATGATTTCGGATGCGAGATACTCTTGGTACCCGGTGCGTGAAATCGGAACGTCTTGACAAATCAGGAACCCTTCTGGTGTCTTGGCGATTCGATTTGAGATCTTGTCGCCGTAGTAACGAATCTGCATGGTTCACCTCAAGTCATGTTCACAGAGAAATCGCCCTTAAGCAACTGTATAAGCTCGATGGCGTGTTCCTTTTCTTCTTTCATAATGTGTTCGAGCTTCGGCCTACATTCATCCGGAAGACGATCGATCATGAAGGAATACATGTTGATGGCGTCGATCTCTGTGCCTATGGCGTAACTTATCATCATCAAATCAGATTTATTCACGCCCCACCTCCATTTGTAAGCGAAAGACAAATAATCTCCGCATACGGAATATACAGTCAATTCGAGATAATAACAAGCGAACAAATAAAGGCAAGCAAAAAAAAGCGGGGTGTTCCGTGTGACGCAGCCAAACGATCCACCCTAAAAGTCATCCACCCTGTTGATGTAGATGTTGCCGGTTACTTGGTTTTGCCCCCGCTGAGTTCTTTGTAACGGGCTTTGAGGCGTTTGTAAACAGAATCATTCGCCTTGCGGTGCTTTTCAAAGGTTGGGAATGTGCCGAGTTCACGGACAGGAATGACCTGTAGCATGGCCTGATATTCACGCATTGCAGCATTACGTTCTGAATTGACCTTTTGTCGAAGCTCGTATTCCTTCTTTTGCTGTTCGGTTCGTGGGTCGATATCAAAGGGCATGTTTGAACGCTTGCGGATGGCCTCTAGCTGCTGTTTTGTTTGGGCGCGCTCAATATATCGAACAATCACGTGCCGGCAGTTTGGATGAATCGTGAGATAAGTATTGTCGAGATCATCAGAACCGTTCGGGTCGATCTTCGTGAATGCTTTCGCAAGAGGCGGGTAGTTTGGGTTTTTGCCAGAACGAGAATACACGCGGCCCTCATACTTTGCACAAATAGGACATGCTGAGCCGTGGGGAACAATGTAGTAAAGGTCGTGGTCTTCTTTGCCGAAGATCTCACCAAAGTTCGCAGACTGCCGTGAGGTCGTTCGTGCGGACATGGCACAATAGTTTGCGAGAGTCCATTTATGGCCGCCACGGTCAATGAATGCAGCGATGCCTTCTTTCCGGAGTTGTTCCTGCATATCGAATGCGGCTTTGGCAGCACTTGAGCCTTTTGCTTCTTTTAATGCCTGGGCACGCAATGCGGCAGAACGAAGCGGGTCGTTTTCTCGACGGCCCAAGACGTATTCGTTCCGGAGCTTAACGACTTGATCGACGTTCTCTTGAGATCGTTTGGTGGCAAACAAAACGGGGTTTTTGGTGAGTTCCTTGTAATCGGCGTTGGACAATCTGGTTTTGGGTTTGAAGATACGCTGCGGCTTTTTCGCCTCGACAGAATCAGGCGAGTTCATGTTTGAAACGGGAGACTGAATGGCCTCTTGTTTCTGGATTTCCTTGCCCTGTTTGTCGGATTCTTTGGTTTGGTTCGTGGCGGCCTTATCTTTGTCGCCGGTAGATGGCTGAATCGGATTTGGCAGGTTTGCCCGGACGGAGGCGTTCTGAACGGTGTTTCTCGCTGAGGCCATAGTCAATGCAGCACCTTTGCTGAGGTTCCCCATGAATTGTTCGACCATTCGCTCGACGCGTGATTTATCAAGACTCGTAAGCTGAGATGCCTTTACAAGTTCCGGCCCTTTTAACGAGGATGTGGCCAAAGCACCGATACGTCCAGAAAGAATATTCGCCTCGGCCATTTGTTCGACACAAGGACGAGAATTGCCAAGCATCTGAGACAATATACCCTGAACGCGAGCGAGTGCGGCCTCTGTGTGATATGTCACCAAATCATTGGCTTTCAGTCTGGAAAGCTCGGCAACGATTTCACGTTGCGCTGTGGTGAATATCGAAACAAGTTCGGCTTCCATCTTCGCCGATTCGGATTTCATTAAACGAAAAGCGGCCCGCTTCTCATCGGAGGAGCCGCCCTGAATAATGGTTCCGACCATGTTTTCGTATAGGGTTTTATCTTTGCTTTGAGGCATGACGTTTTGCTCTCCGGCGTCGGATTAGGTGTGAATACCTGTTGTCGAAAACAAAGCGGTTGTCGTCATCTTGGGTCATCTGCTCGTCATCTTCTGGTTCTGATTGTTCGGGCGTTTGACTATATGCCTGTTGCTGCTGCTGTTCGTCTGGATAGGGTTCTTCGTCCGGATATGGCTGTTCATCATCGGGATATGGCTCGTCACCAGAAAACTGTTGCTGCGGATCTGAATATGGGTCTTGGACGTCAGATTCCTGTTGCTGAAATTCGGCCTGCTGTTCCATTTGTGAAGTATCAATACCGGCCTGCTGTAAAAGCTCCATCATTTCGGCGTTTTGCTCTTGAAGTAACTGCTGAGCATCGGCCTCTTGCTGTTGAGCGAGTTCTTGCTGCTCCTGTTCCTGAACCTGAGCAAGCTGTTGCTGTTCTTGTTGCTGCTGTTCCATAAGCTGTTGTGCTTCGGGAACCTGCTGTAATGTCTCTTCATCAATGGGGGCTTCTTGTGGCTGCATTCCGGTTTCGGCTGCGGCCTGCATAGCTCCACCGAATGGATCTGCCTGCTGAGCTTGAAGGTCGTTGAAATACTTCCCTCGAACCTTGTCGATATGCTCATCATGGATTGTCGAAGTAATGTTCTGAGAAACCTGTGCATTACGAACGGCCTCAAGAACGGCCTCGCCCGGAACAAGGTTTGACTGGAATAGGCGTTCCATAACACCGGCCATACGGTCAACAATGTCGGCCTTTTCCATCGGTGAGACTTCGAGCAAGGGCGGGTATTTAAATTCAGCACCAGAAGGAAAGCCACCCAATGCAGACCGACAAACAATCGGCAATAACCGTTCGAGTGCCGGCGTGATATGAACAGCACGTTCCTGCTCTAATGTCTGACGATACATCTTTTCGTCTGATTCACCGGTCGAGTTCATTCCGGCGGGGGAACGTCCGAACAATCGGGTGACAGGAATACAGGTTGCACCGGCCATATCCATCATTGCTGAGTCCATAACTTCGGGCAGTCCGGAGAATGAATACTGCAACTGCTGAATGTCGTCGCCCTTATTCACAAGACGAATGCCCAGACTGTTTTCAAGAGTGTTAATGGCCTGCAACATTGCAAACATACGCCGCTGATGAATCGTGGACGTTGTCGCAAACATCTGGTCAAGATGCTCAACCTGTAAGACAGACAGGTTTGCTTTGAACGTGAGATTCGCAATGTTGTGTGCGACGTTATCACGCTTCGTCAATTCATCGTACATGGACTCAATGGCAGATGTACCCCACCACTGTTCAGCGACCTGTTCCCAGTAAGGCATTTCGGTGCCACGGAAGCAAATGACACGGGAATGGTGAATGCGATAGGAACCGCCATCAACCTCGTTACGAACTTCATAATATTCGGGGAGTCCATAATCGGGGTCTGAGTTATCGTCAACGAGTTCGAGACCGGGGTAAATACCGCTCCAACGGTCAACAACGTAAAGCCCACGGAAAGCACCGATCTGAACCGAGTTGATGTCGATAGGAAGTGACATGTCGTCTTCCTGACCGGAGATCATAATAATGGCAGCCGCGCCACCATAAAGACGGCCCCACCTGAGACCTTTGAGCATCGACTCACGAAGATGAGTTGTGCGAATCTCTTCCTGTAAACGCTGTAGGGCATCGGAATTAAGACCTGGTGCTTCAATCGAAAGGTCGGCGAGGGCATCTTCCGGAATAACGTTGCAGACGCGTTGAACGATCCACGACGTTCGATAAAGGGATGTAAGGAGCTGCCAGTCTTGAGTAAGACGGGTTAGGGGGTATTCGGTTGCGTTAATCAGATTATCTTCACCCCACCCGGTACGGGCTGCGGGATTTGCGAATGCGTCTGTGAACTTAATGGCGTCTTCGGTGTCACGAACCATTTGCTGTGTTCGCAAAGCAGACAAAACCTCATCGGCTGTTGCATTGCCGGTTGATTCAGCAGAATCAGCGAATGCCGACGGCATGGACATCTTTGTCAACAACCCCTGCTCGTCGGCGAGATTGATTTTGTCGATAAGGTCTTCGATGTTAATGGTTCCGTTTTTAACCCTGAGCGAGAAATTATTGTCCATACGGTTATCCTTTTTGCGGCAGCAAATCAAAAGAAGTCAAGCACGTGTTGACGTAATACCTTAGAGCGTCCGGCCCGTGGTCACGAACCTTGACGGGTTTTTCCTCTCCGAGTATAACACTGCGTTCATCCCATGAGTAGCCCTCCATTTCAGAAATAAGCCCGACACAGGACTCGTGAATCTTTAACCGCCGCTGACTGATAATGGAAGCGAGTTTTGCAATGCCCTCGGAAACGGCGTTCTCGGCAGCCTTTACGAAATACCCCTCGACCTGTAGAGCAGTGATGAATGACACAGCAGACGGATCGACAACAATGATGCAGTCTGTGTCATCGGGCGAGCCAATGAAGTCACGCATGTCTTGAACGTACTGGGCGTCGGTTTTCTGCATCATCTTTTCGCGGCTGTCCCATCGGTATTCACGGGAAACCCAAATGATACCGTCGTTGTCAATGCAACAGTCAAGAAAGACACAAGGGTTCACTGAACCGTAATCGCAACAGATATAATGCTGCACGCCATGAAGTGTGGGCTGTTCGGTGTAGATAATTTCGTCCCTGTTGAAGTCGGAATAGATCTGGCCCTCGGCGGTGACACGAAGACCGAGAATGAGCATCTGGTAATACCGGCCATGAAACTGTCGTTCTAACTCTTTTCGTCGCTCAACAGGCATCGCGTTGTTGTCAGAAAGAACAAAGTGATAACGTCGGTATCCGGGCAGCCCTTCCCATGTGTCGGTGAATTTGGTGTAAATGTAATGCGACGGCATACAGGGGTTAAGAGTCCAGAAATTGCGACGGTCTGTTGAAACGGCGGTACGGGCCAATGCCTCGGTGATATAGTTCTCTGGGTGGGAAGAAACCTCGTCAGCATACCACCCACCTGCGGTAAGACCTTTCAGTAACAGATATGAGCCGGAATCGTTAGCACCGAAAAGGTAAATCACCTTGTCGCCGATCTTGATAACGGATGTACCGGCTTCGTCTTTTGTCAGAACGGCGTATGGATATGCGAGGTTGAGCAGACCGAAGTCACCGATAATGCAGTTACGCATAAGGGAGCCGTG